TATCAGGCCGACCTTGCGCAAGGATGCGCGCCGCCATTCTTTGCAATAGCTCCGCAAGCTCTAGGGCCTGTTTGGGGTGAAGCACGAATTGAATGCGTTCCGGACTGGCAAGGTCTGACCGTTCGTCCTGAAGATATTGCACTTGCAGCAGAATGGCGCTCTCCGCGATTGGCGCGGATATCCATCCCGTCAGGGGGGTGGAGAATGACATTCCCTGCATTGTACAAAATTAGGCCGTTGGAGTTCAAGCGCAGCGCTTCGTCTTTCGGTTTCATATTCTGTCCTTCCGTCAGTGGGGTTGAGACTGCTGATGGTGGATCGAGTCGGGCGGCGCCACAAGGCCGCCCGGCTCGGCTCTCTTCTGACATGGCTACGCTTAGCGCCAACGCCACAAAAAAAGCGCCACAAGCGGGCGCCGCCTTTCCTGATTTCATGGCTTCCATGATTGAGGACTACTGGTTCGCCGTTGCCGATGTGATCGCGGCGACCGAGCGCGCGATGAGCGATCATGTGCGGCATTGCCGCCACGCCAGCGAGCCGGTCGTGATCCGCGCAGGATGGTCATGTGTTTATGACGGGGCGGCTCAATGAGCGCCCTTCACGAAACATCCGCCCGGAATGAGCCGGGCGATGTGTGCAAGGTATCCCTGTCGGGAGGCTTGCGCTTGCGGGGCGGTCGCCGGTTCACATTGGCCCCGGCGGCCGCTTCTCGCTTCCCCTATTCGCGCCGTGTGGCGCCTTTGAAATTCGGCGCGTGCCTCCCTTCGCGTCGGGTGACGGTGCTTGGCAGCACAACCCAACTTGGCGAGCGGGTTTTGAAGACTCGCTCGCCCTTTTCCGGGGAATTGATCCAAACCGTTGTGAAGACCTTCGGCGCGTTCGCAGCGCGCCGCTTCAATGTCAGTCCATCCAGCACCATGCGTGACGCGCTTCCCGGCGTCGTGATCGTTTCGGGGAGGTTGCTTTGAGTAACGCCTTGACCATCTCGCATTGCAATTCCCCTCGTCTTTCACGCTCCGAGTTTTGCGTAAAGGGGACGGGAATGTCTTCACATCGAGGCGGAAAGTTTGACAGGGAAACCGTCGAACGCGCCGTGGCTTTTATCCAGCGCCGCTATGGCTCCGGATGCGGCGTGGCGTTCGAAGCGGAAACCGGCATTTCGTCGGAGACGTTCCGCAAATGGCGGGACGGAACTTCCGCCCCGAGCTGGCGACACGCGCTCACGATGATCCTGGTATTCGGCCCAGCGTTCCTTGAGGCCACATGCGAGAAGGCCCCGCGCTGGCTCTGCGAGGCCGCGCGCAAGGAAGCGGCTGAAAAGCTGAAAGAACAGATCGCCGCCGACCAGCGCCGCCTCGAAGAACTGACAAGCCTGTAATTTGCGTTGCACTGGCCCGGGCCTGTTGCGCCCGCGCTGAAATGAAATTCAGGCGACCTGCACCGGGGGTAACAAGTGCAGCGCCTTCACCTTCCGGCTGGGGCAAATGAAATTCGCAATTCGGGAATGGCTCACGCGTTTGGCGTGGGTTTGCGTTTATGACTTCCGCCGCCTCAACCGAAAAATAGCTTACGTCCTGTCGCTCCCGGCGCGGGGCCTTGGCTATTGCGACCAGCCGCTTGCCCGCCTGCAAGATCGGCTCAGCAAATGAGCGCACCAGAGCATCGCTCCGCCGCCCGCGCCTTCCTGAGATGGCGCAAGCGCGAGCAAACCCGCAAAGACCCCCGTTTTTCCTGGGTTCGGGAAAAACCGCCCAAGCGCGACGATTCCGGCGAGCGGGATTTCAGGAACGCGGCGGCTTTCAAGATCGATCGGATGGGGGTTTTTAGATGAGCGTGAACACACTGGACGGCGGCCACCTGAAAGCTTTCATCGAACGCATTGAGCGGATGGAAGAGGAAAAGAAGGCCATCGCGGACGATATCAAGGATATCTACGCCGAGGCCAAAGGCACTGGCTATGATCCCAAGATCATCCGCAAGATCGTCGGCATTCGCAAGCAGGACGCGGCCAAGCGCCGCGAGGAAGAGGAACTGCTTGACCTCTATATGGCGTCGTTGGGCGATCTGGCTGAGACGCCACTCGGCAAAGCCGCTGTCTCCCGCGAGTTCGGGGATCGTGCCTGATGGCGCCGCGTCTCACCTTCGCAGACGTATTCCCCGGCAAGGGCAAGCGCCCCGTCCGCGCTGAAACCCGCCATGCGCCGACTGGATCGTTCGGCCTTGTCGCTGACGCTCGCCCGGAAAAGCAGCGCGTCGAACTGAATATCATGATGCCGCCGAGCGCGAACAATATGTTCGTGAACAACCCGCACGGGGGCCGGTTCCGCTCGGCGCAATATGACGGTTGGCTGTCCGAGGCCGGATGGATGCTCGCCGCTCAGAAGCCGGGACGCATAGCAGGCGGGTTCGAGATTGACGTGCTTATCCCGCGTCCCACGCGCAAGGGCAAGTGCGACCTCGATAATCGGCTGAAACCTATCCTCGACCTGCTCACGAAGCATCGCGTGATCGCGGATGATTCCCTTGCCGAGAAGATCACGCTGGCTTGGGGCGTGGGCGACATGGTGCGGGTGGTGCTGACGAAAGCGGAAGGGGTTCCGGCATGAATGACGCCTATCTCGATTTCCTCGCCCGCAAGCGGATCGTCGATCCCATGACCGGCATGGCTGATGTTGGCGAATTGCCAGCGATCATGAAGCCGCACCAGCACGATATCACGTCTTGGGCCTTGCGTCGGGGCCGCGCCGCGATCTTCGCCGGGACCGGCCTCGGCAAGACGCTGATGGAGTTGGTTTGGGCGCATAAGGTCGCGCATTGTACCAGAAAGCCTGTCTTGGGGTTCGCCCCGCTCGCCGTGGCGCCGCAGCATATCCGCGAGGGCGAAAAGTTCGGGATTGATACCTTCCTAGCCAAAATCCAGGACGATATCCGCAACGGAATTTTCGTCTCGAACTATCAGAAGATCGAGCATTTCGACCTGGCGCAATTCGGAGGCGTCGTTCTCGATGAAAGCTCCATCCTCAAATCGACCACGGGCCATTACCGCACGCGGTTGATTGAGGAATGCGCGCAAATCCCGTTCCGCCTCGCCGCGACCGCGACGCCGGCCCCGAATGATTTCATGGAACTGGGCAACCACGCCGAGTTCCTGGGCGTCATGAAATACACCGATATGCTGGCGACGTTCTTCACCCATGACGGCGGCGATACGCAGAAATGGCGGCTCAAAGGCCACGCCGAAAACGAATTCTGGAAATGGATGGCGTCTTGGGCCGTCATGATCCGCAAGCCGTCCGATCTTGGCTATGACGACGCCGGCTATGATCTGCCGCCGCTGCGCCAAAATCAGCACACGGTCGGCGTCGAATATGCCCCGTCAATGGAAACGGGCCTCCTGTTCCCAATGGAGGCCAATAGCCTGCAAGAGCGCATCGCTGCCCGCAGGGATACCGTAGCCGAACGTGTGGCGCTGGCGGCCTCTCTGACGCCGTCTGATCGCCCCTTCGTGTGGTGGTGCAATCTCAATTCCGAGAGCGAAGCCTTGACGAAGGCCATTCCCGGCGCCGTCGAGACGAAGGGTTCAGATTCCGACGAAGTCAAAGAGCGCAAGCTTTCTGATTTCAGCGAAGGCCGCACGCGCGTTCTGGTCACAAAGCCGTCTGTCGCAGGCTGGGGCATGAATTGGCAGCATTGCGCCGATACCGGCTTCGTCGGGCTGAATGACAGCTTTGAACAGGTCTACCAGGCCATCCGCCGTTTCTGGCGCTTTGGCCAGACCAAGCCCGTCAATGTCCATTTCATCGCGGCCGAAACCGAAGGCGCAGTCGTCGCCAATCTGCGCCGCAAGGAAGCCGACGCCGAGCGCATGGCGGCTGCGATGGTCGCTCACATGGCCGATTTGTCGGCGCAGAACGTGCGCGGGATGGTGCGCGATCGCCCCGATTACAACCCGCAAAATCCGATGGTTATCCCCTCTTGGTTGGAGGTGGCGTGATGCCTTGGAAAGACCCCGAAGTTGCGCGGGTAAAATCTGCGGAATATCGCGCCCGCAATCGAGAGATGATCGCTCAACGAGCCCGCGAAAGGTACGCCATTAATCCTCATGATAGGCGCGCGGGCAACATGCGCAGCCTAACGAAGCAGCGGTATGGCATAACGGTAGAAGAAAAGGCCGATCTTCTATTCCAGCAAGGAAATAGATGCGCGATTTGCGGCACAGATAATCCAGATACCGCTACTGGCTGGCATATAGACCATTGCCATTCAACCAAAAAGATTCGCGGCATCTTATGCCAGAAGTGCAACAATATGCTTGGGATGGCCAAGGATAGCACTGAAATATTGGCGCGCGCTATTTCATATTTGGAGGGGTCAAAATGACCAAAATTCGCCAATCATCAGAGGTTAAGTGTGTTAACCAGATCGTCAACGATAGGTACGCGATTTTTGAAGGTGATGCTTGCGAGCTTATTAGGGCAATACCGGGGGATAGTATCCATTTCAGCATTCACAGCCCTCCATTTGAAGGTCTTTATAAATTTTCTAATTATGATCGTGATATTTCAAATAATGAAGGCGAAGGATTTTGGCTGCACTACCAGTTTCTTATTCAAGAATTATTACGCATAACAATGCCAGGAAGGATTTGCAGCGTCCACTGCATGCAATTGCCGACTTCGAAGACCCGGCACGGCTTTATCGGCATGCGCGACTTCCGGGGCGAAATCGTCCGGGCCTATGAAAACGCCGGCTGGATCTTCCATTCCGAGGTTTGCATCTGGAAAGACCCGGTAGTCGCCCAGCAGCGCACGAAATCCATTCGCCTGCTTCACAAGCAAATCACGAAGGATAGCTCCATCAGCGGCCAAGGGCTGGCGGACTACATGCTGATGTTCCGCAAGCCAGGCGACAACCCGGAAGCCATTTCCGGCATGTTCGAGGAGTTTTCAGGAACGGGCCTTGATATCTCGCGCGAGGCCTATGAACGCCATGCGACGCAGACGCGCGCCGATGGCCGCAAGCCTTGGCCGTTCGATATGTGGGTGAGCGTCCTTGTCTGGCAGCGCTACGCCTCGCCGGTGTGGATGGATATCAACCAGACGAACACGCTGCAATATCGCGGCGGTCGCGACGAAAAGGACGAAGTCCATATCTCGCCACTGCAACTCGACGTGATCGAGCGTTGCATCGATCTTTGGAGCAACCCCGGCGATGTGGTTTTGACGCCGTTCCTCGGCATCGGCTCCGAGGTCTATTCCGCCGTCAAGATGGGCCGCAAAGGCATCGGCTTTGAATTGAAGCCATCATATTTCGCCCAGGCTGTGCGGAACATCGCGGCTCTGGACGATCATAAGTCGGAAGGCCTCTTTGCTTTGGGCGCCGCAGAATGACCGCCCCGACTCTCCCCGAACAAATCGCAGAGCTAAACGCCGTCTCGCATCTTCTCGCCGCCAATGGCGGGGCGATCATCCGCAATGGCTTTGGCGATGAGCTGGACGCCGCGCAGATCGCGCTGGGGCGCGCATGATGCTCGAATACTTCGTCCGCAATGGCATCGAGGACGGCGAGGCCCTACGCGCGGCCGTGGCGAAATTCATCAGTGTGGAGGCGTAACATGGAAAGCTTGCCATCCCGTGAAATTGATATGGCCCGCGCCGCTCGGCTCGGGAAGGTAAGGACATCGCCCGACCTCTCTATCGTCGCCCGTCTGCGCCAGATGGATGCGCCGCCAAGGGTCAGGATCGGCGGTCGCGAGATTTACGACCGCCCCGCAGGCCCCCCGCATATCACCAACCAATTTGAGCGCGTCAAGTTCATTCGCTCAGGAATCGCCCGCTTCTACGGATTGACCGCCGATCAACTGAACGGCGCCCAGCGCAACGCCAACATCGTCCGCGCCTGTCATGAAGCCATGTGGCTCATTTCCAAATGCACGGGTTGGAGCCTCGTTCAGATCGGAAAGGCGTTTGGCGGCAGGGACCATTCAACCGTGATTTCGGCGATACGCCGGCACCAGGAGCGCATTGACGCCGGGACGGTCGGGCCATGAGCAACGTCTTCGACAAACTCGCGGTCAGCCGCCCGATCAATAAGGCCGCCGCGTCGGTCATGTCCTCTGGCGAGAGTTACAACTTCGTCCAGAAGAATGCTGACGTTCACCACCTTTGGAAAGCGCCTCCGAAGATGATCGCGCCCGCGACGCATACGGGGCAGGA